AATGAACATTTTTAGGTTGAAATACCGCCAGCAGATAACAGCACCTAACCAAAAGCGGCAAGAAGCTGAGTGCTAACTTTGAACAGTTGTCTATGCCGCCTTCGGTTAACTGCAAACCGTTAGCTGCCATTTTCAGACAGCGTTTCAAAATAAAATTTACCAGAAAAAGGTACATCTTCCGAAATACCAAATAACGAAGCAACTTCTAAAAGATATGCTTTTTTCTTATGCGCTTTTTCAACCTTTGGATTTTTCGGCAACTTCTTTAATCTTTTGTGAAGTCCGCCCAAAAACCAAGTTCTAAATGTTTCCAAATCCAAAGAACCCTTATAATGGTTCACTATTTTTTGACAAGGAAACATATTGTTAATGTGATGCTCATTTTCAAAAATAGCACCTTTGGAAAACCAATTTCTTACAACAGGCTTAATATGGTCAACTTGCCAATCGTCTTTTAATTCAGTTCCAGTATAAGCACATTTACCACCAAACTTATTTTTTACAATTTCTCTATCTTTTTTTGAAATGTACATAAGACAAAAAACGGCAGCTAACACTGCATTTAATAAAGCACGGCTGACGGAACTCAATCGGCTTTAGGTCATTAATTAAGCATTATACAAAGGCTCAACTTTTATTCGTTAATTCCGTGCCTTCTTAAATGCTTCAACGTTATAAGCCATTTTATGAAGGCACCCCGTTGATAGCAAGCAAGTTTTCCCAACCACACGAAACATTGTAACCTAAATCATCTGCTTGATTAACAGTCAATGCTTTTAATTCGATAGCTTCAGTTGGTTCTTTTGGCTTCTCTTTATAATCCCACCATTCAGAACCATCATACTCGCCTCTTTCAAGCCACCAATTATCACCTACTACTAATAAATCTTGTGCAACTTTAGACGAACCATAACCGCTATCATAATTAACATCAGCGTTTTTTTTGAAATCTTCCCAAGTTGTTTTATGAGTTGTAGTTCCAACCCATTTTACATCGGTTTCTTTTTTGTTATTTCTCTCTAATATTTCAAGAGTTTCTTTTAATAAATTGCTCAGAGTTTCTTTTAATAAATTGCTCAGAGTTTCTTTTAATAAATTGCTCATTGTTTTTAAATTAAATTGTTTCCCAACTATCAGTCGAACCTTTTTCAATTCTGCCTTTTAATTCTACTGTTATCATTTTGTTTTAAATTTAATTTTCATTTATATACCATTCTTTTTCTTCTTTTTTTTCTCCCCTTCAATAAAATTTTTAAGAGTATTATTTACAAGCCAATTAACACTTCTTTCCTGTTCTTTGGCTACTTTTTTAAGGTCAAGTAAAACCTGCTCATCTAATCTAAATGCTGTTGCTTTGCTCATTTTGTTTCTTTTTAAAATAATTCTTTGAATGGGAAGCTGCTTTTTTTACTTGATTTCACTTTCACCATTCAAAGAACTTATACAAAAGTAATACATTGTATAATACTAAGCAAACATTTTTACACTTATTTTTCATTTGTTCTACTTATTTAAAAACTTTGCTCTATATTCAAACAATTGCTCTACTGTCATGCCTTCTACTATCTTATCTGCAACAGATGCTTGTATTTCTGCTTTAATTTCAGTTTTTATTGCTTCGTTGCTTCCAAATCTCTTGTTATAGGTTTCTATAGCGGCTCTTTGTTCGGATATGGTTGGGGTTATTAGGGCTTTAAATACCTTGCCTTGTGTGTTTAGTTGTTGTACTTCAATTAGTTCGCCGTTTATTATTTTGCAGAGTTTAGCGTCCACCTCTGCCTGTGTTAATATTTGTTTTAAGGCTATTTTAGCTTCTTTTTCTTTATTTGCTTGCTGTATTAACTTTTGTGCATCTTCTTTGGCTTGTTGTATTTGTAATGCGTATTTTTTAGCCAATTTATTGCCTTCTACTTCACACGTTTTTTTACTTAGGTTTTTCTTAGGAAAACTTAGTTTATATGATTCCCATTGTGTCTCTCCGCTTGCTACTAATCGAATGAATTCGTTGTGTTTAGCTGTTAGTTTCATAATCCTTGTATTAGTTCTTTTATTTTATTCATTTTTATTTACATTTTTTCTTTAATCTCTAAAATTCTATAATGGTTTATTGGTAGTGAATCACAATGAAAAGGGCTTACACAGTCTTTATCCCTAATAAAAAATATATATTCAATATTTTTTTCTGGTACAAATGTTTTGTGTACTTCAAACCAAGAATGAAGCCCATTCCAACGATATATCTTTGCTAAAAATACTTTATTTTTCATATGTAAAGAGGTGTTTAATACTAAATTCACATTCATTCAGTTTATAAATTGTATTAAGTTCAGCATCCTTTCTTTGGTCTGCAAAGTGCAAAATAACCTCATGTTGTTCTTTCGTAACAACTAATATTTGTTTTGGCCTCTTTGTATTTGTTGTTAAGTCAAAGATTTCGCCAATGTGTATTTCGTATTTTTCCATTTTTATATTACTTTTTTGTCTATCGTTTTAAACTAAGTTTATTGCTAAATAAGTAGGTACTTCACATAACACGGGTTTTAAAAAAGTGTGAAGAAACATTCTGCTAAATCTTAGCATTCTAAAGTTCAACCTTCTACAAGCCAGAAAGCGTTATATGATATGCTAAAACCGACACTTTGGGAAAGTACAAGCATCATTTAACGGGCACAGTTTCCCACTCTTATAATTGTTTGGGCAACTATACTCTGACACTCTTTTTACCAAAACGTCATAGGCACTTTTGCAATCCATATCACCAAAAGTTTCAAGTTTTTTACCTTTTTCTTCAATATATTCAAAATACCGCCTTAAATATTGTATAGCCCACTTCATAGCGTTTAAATCTTGTTCAACTTCATATAGTATTTGGTTACCATACTCAACTATTTCAGGCTTAAAAACTCCACTTTTTTTATATCTTTTTGCAAATGATTCACACCTTTTTGTTTTTGGATATTCGTATTTGTCCATCGTTTTAAATTTATATTTTAACAGAAATAATTTAAAATAACTCTTTGTAAAACTTGTCTAATATTTCTGAAAGTTTTATTTTGCAAAACTGACCACCTTCATTCGATTCAGTATCATAAATCCAAACTGTGCTGCAATTTTCTTCATCTGACATATCTGATATTATGAATTTACCTATTTTAATTGTTGGCATTTATCCATACATCCCTGATTTAATTTCTTTTTCGTCTACTTCTATTATATTCATGTTTATTGTTTATTTAATAATTTAAAATCCTAAATTATCCATTTTAACATTAGAATTTATAAAATATACGAAAATTTATAAGATATTCGTTTATACCACGGTAGGTTTTCAAATTTTTTTATTTTAGATGAAAGTACTTTAGCTTCTATTTCAAATTGTATAGAAAATTCACGTATTATTTTATTGTCTGCTTCAAGTTGTTTTAATGATTCGAGCAATTTTTCTATGGCTTCATTTTCTGTATAAAAAAAATGTTTGCACTCCATATATTAGTGTAAAAAGTTTTTTTATTATCAAAAGCATCTTTGTATTTTAATAGTTGATTGTACTCTTCAAGAGATAATGTGATTGTTTTTTCCATTTTTATTCGTTTATAGTTAATATTTATTATTCATCCTACTTTTCCATTCTTCTTTACTTGCTTTTAAGTCTGCAAAAGTTGGGCAATTTTCGGCAGCATATTCACACAGCTTTTCTATTTCACTTGCCAAATAAACAGGGCTAATTGGCGTACCTTCGCTTGTGTTTTCGTAAAGTTGAATATGTGTAAGTTCTTCATCTTTCCATTCAGGCATATAATCTTCCTTTACAGGTTTTTCGCCATCCCATTCAGCAAATGTCATATTCAATTCATCCGCTTCTCTTGGCTTCCAACCACCATTCCAATCATCACTAAAACCTTTTTCCCATTGGGCGTTTTCTTCTTCCCATTTTGATAATCGTTCTGAAAATTTACCATCTAACAAAGGAATGTAATTCCCATTTTCATTTTTGGGATGTTGCCAATTTTCTGCAACTTTTCTTAATTGTCGTCCCATTTTTTTTATAATTTATAAAATATTCGTTATATCAATCATTATTCATCCTACTAGGCACATCTACAAAAAATATAGGTTCTTTATTCACTAATGCTATATGCCTATAGTGTTTGTCGTATAGCATTCTTGCGTTTCTTTCTAAGTACTTTTGGCGTTCTTCTACGGTTTCTTGTTGCATAAAGTCTATATCAAATTGGTCTATACATATTTTTTCTAGGTACATTTTTAGTTTCATATGTATATAATTTTTTTAACATATATTGTTTTTGTTTTTACAAACCAGTTTTTATACTCTTTAGGCCCATACCATTTAGGTTCTTTTTTGTTTTGTTCTACAGCTATTACTTTCTCTGTTTGTATTTTTACGCCACACACTTTAATGGTTACTTCTTTCCCATTTTTTATAGTGTAGCATTTTTGTGTTTTAGTGATTTCTTCAAATTGCATATATGGTGTTTTTTTGGTGGTTAAGCAATTATTTATATTTTAAACTTATCTTTTTATTCGTTTATTGTTGTTAATTTAGAGGCCTATTTCCAACATGTGGTGTTTTTGATTTAAATATTTTTTATTATATTATTTTCTCATATCTTCCCCTTCAACATCTATAATGTTAAACATTTTTTTTATTCTACTTCTAACCCTCTGCCCATATTTAGATTCTAATTCTTCAAAATTGTTATTGGTAGAAAATATAAGATTATAGAATGATTTATTATACAAATCGTATCTTAATATGAAATCTTCAAAAAATGATATTTTGCTCCCATAATGAGTTACAGTTGGTTCTTCTGCACCTACATCATCTAGGAATATTATTTTCCTAGCCTTTATTTTAAATTCCCCATTTTTCCTTATTTGATCTGTTATATGAATCATGCTGAATATATCAATTGGGTTTAATTCATTATCTACTAAACATTCTAACAGATATGTTTTCCCTATTCCACAAATCCCTCTTATTAATAATCCTTTGTTAAAAGAGTATCCTAATTCAGTTTCAAAACGATTGTCTTTACTTAGAAAATAGCAAATAGTTTTTATAAAGATTTTATTGTACTGGTTGAGTATTAAATCTTTACCAAAAACATTTTTGCTTGTCCATTTCATTAATGAATACATGTATTTGGCATTGCATTTTTCTAATAATTTTTGTTTATTATTTTCATTTTCTATTTTTTCATTTTCTCTTTGTGTTTTTTCCCAATTTTGATGATTATAGCGCTTATTGGCATATTCTAATATGGTTTTTTTATCCAATTTGCTTTCCCAGTCAATTTTTGAAATTTTTTTTATTATCTCATCATTGCTAATCGCAAGCGAAAGCATTTTTTTTGCATATCTCTCTTTTAAAGATTTAATTTCAGATTCAATAATTTTTTCTTCATCTTCTTTTGTAAGCACCCACGGTTCGTTCAAATCATGGTCTGTCAAATTCAATCGTTTTGCCAACCCTAGATATTCCTTTGGTATTTTTGATTGTATTAGCTGATTTTCCATTTTTAAAATTTTGAATTATATTTTGGATATGCTTATCTACTTGTAAAAGGCTGTAATTTTTAAAGAAATCGTGTTTTGCTATATCAAGTACCAATTCTTGCCATATCTTCAAAATTTGAGCACATAATGAGTCGTCAGAGGCATCGTATTTAATTCCTTGTTGTTTAAAAATGAATTTTGCCAAATTTTGTAAAGCATGGAAATCTTTTTGTTTGTCGTCAGGGTAGTCTGGATTTTCATTTTTCCAAACTTCTTTCATTTTTGGTATTAAAAAATTTGTGTTTTCAGAAAAAATTTCTTTTTCTTCTTTTTTTTCTTTTTCTTCTTTTTCTTTTTTTTCTTCTTTATGATTTATATCTTCTTCTATAGTATTAATATTCTTATTATTAATAATATATAGACCCCTCTCAGACCCCTTGTCAGCCCCCTGAGAGACCCCTCGAAGACCCCTAACACTTAACTCATTGATATTGAATGATTTAAGTATTTTTAGTAGGGATAAATGAAAATTATTGTTTAGAACTAAGTCAAAAGAATTTTGTTTAGAAAACCATTGCTCTTGAATGAAACCCGGTAAAAACCATCCTCCATTGTCAGTAACAATAATTCTTTTTTTATCTCCATTCACTTTTTTAAAAAATGAATCCAGATTGACTTTAAAACCAGTTCTCATCTCAAAACCTTTTTTATTAGGAATCCAGATGCCAGCGTTATCGCAATTATCATTTATAAAATCCCAAAAATGTTGGTATTCACCCCCTAATTCACAATACCAATCTTGTTCCCAAATTGATGTTTCCCTTCGCCTAACATAATTATTCATAGTTATTGTATTTTAGTACAATTTTTAATATTTACATTTTTACAATCATTTTTTAAAAAAAATTAGGGTTGAATTGATTGATGTTTTAAAAGGTTTTTTTTAGTCCATTACATTTCTAATATGATTTTCATAAGGATCGTATTCAACTTGTTTTATAACCTTGTAGTATCCTTTTTCTAATGGGATAGGATTATGTTCTTTTGTCCATGTTGTAGGATTGCTAACTAGTACGTGTTCTAATGCCCCTTGGTCATTTACATGTAAATAGAGTTCTTTATTATATTCCATAACTTCTACATTTTCACTAACACGGTGGCAATGGTTGCTACTTTCCCCGTGTGCAATAATTTTTTCTGTTATTTTTTGTGCATTTTTGGGGATGTCATTTACTTGTATAAGTAATACGTCTCCTTGTCTAAATTGTTTCATGTTTTTTGTTTTATTTGATTTAATAATTAAGTTTCTATAATTGGTTTGTATTCTTGTTCATTCATTTTAAATGTCCATGCTACAGCGCTCCATGCATTTTTAGCGGCTTCTTTTGGTATGCATAGAAAATATTGTCTTAATGTGCTATGGCAGGTTACATTAACATAATAAATATGTTCGTTTATAATATCATCTTTTTGTTTTGTTTTATATAGTATTACATCTTGTCCATTAACATGATCTTTATCTATTTCTTTTATATCTATTAGGGTTGCGTATTGTTTGGTGCCTATAATTTCACGAATACAACGGCGTTTTTCAGCATTTTTTTCTTCTATAATTGTTTGTTTAGTAATGGATTGTTTGTTTAATATCCATTCTTTAGGTATGGCAATACCATTCCAGTAGTATAGTTCACATCCGTCTATCCATTTAACTGCAGGGCCATCTTCACAATGAAGCCGGTTTTGTATATTAAATGATAGCTTTTCTGGCCTATCGCTTACAAAACAGTAATTTTCGTAGCACCAAAACCAACTACAGCTTTTGGATAAACTTGACCATAGGTTTAAAGTGTGTTTATCTTTTTCGCTGTACTTTATCCCTAAAAATTTTTCTGGAAATTCATAAAATGCTATCCAAAAAGCATCCATACTACCTAATAAATTAGTGGATAAATATTTTGGTTTTATCTTATCCCTTAGATTATCCCTTAGATTATACCTTAGATTATACCTTAGATTCTCCCTTAGATTAACCCTTAGATTAGCCCTTAGATTATACCTTAGATTAGCCTCTAGATTAGACCATAGATTATGCCTTAGATTATACCCTAGATTCTCCACTAGATTAGCAACTAGATTAGACCATAGATTATCCCTTAGATTATCCCTTAGATTATACCTTAGATTCTCCCCTAGATTCTCCCTTAGATTAACCCTTAGATTAGCCCTTAGATTATACCTTAGATTATACCTTAGATTCTCCATTAGATTCTCCCCTAGATTCTCCCTTAGATTAGACCCTAGATTCTTACAATATTCTATTTGATATTGAACAAATAATAAGGATGGGCAAAATATAAAAACAGGTGGTTTTTTACCAATAAGGTTATATAACTCAGAAATACATCTTTTTGTAGTCTCTTTGTCTATTCTTTCGCACGATAAACCGTGTTTTCGCCACTCTTCTCTAAATTGTATTAACTGTGCCTCTTGTTCTTGGGTAAGTTTGTCAATTTTTTTAGTCATGTTTTTTAGTTTTATTTATTTAGAGCTTTTCATGGTTAGCATTGTTTTGGTTATTTGTTATTGTTAAGTATTCTCTACGTACAGGGAATCTGTATCCTTTTGTGTCTTCTACAATGCAATTATCTGCATCAACTTTTATAATCATTACTTTTTCTCCTTTTTTACCATATAAATCGCCTTTGTAGCTGTGTATATCTATGTTTAATATATGTGTGTATATATTCATATATTGGTTAATTCAATATGTTCATTTAATTGTTTTTTATCATCATCTCCATTAAAATCATCGATTTGGTTTAAGATGCTTATTTGGAATTTTACTTCTTCTTCCATTTCTTTTGAAAGGTTAAATTGTTCTTTTATTTTTTCTAGTGTGTAATTGTTGTGGGTTATATTGTATATTACATCTTCCCAGTTCTTTGTTAATAATCCAGTTTTATTTCTTTTGTGTAAATACTCTTTTTGTTCTGTTTTATTTATTTGATTGTACCTTTCTATTGCTGCTTTTTTAAATTCTTCATTTTTTAATAAATCTTCAGGTAGTATTGATTTTAACATTTTTAATTCTTCAATAGATATACAGTTCATTAACATATTATTATAATCAATATTTATATTTTCTATGCTTGTATTTTTTTCTTCATTATTTGTAATTTCAATTACAGATTGATCCATTTCTTCGTTTGTATAAAGTCCACTTAAATCTTGCGGATATGCTTTTCTAAGTGCGATTGCTTCTGCTACTTTAGATAGCATTGTGTGTGGCATTTTAGCCCACATTCCAGTTACTTTACCATTATCAGTCTGCTTAAACTCATCCCAATATGCTACACCTACAGCCGCCGGATATCTTGTAGGGATGGAATATTTTTGAGCCGATTTAAATCTATAAACTGTTACTTTACATGATACTAGCTTACCGTCTATTTCGTTAAATATTGGCTCATCTTGACCTGCGTAGTCACCACTTCTTTCTGCAATTACCCTAAATCCATCAATAGAAGTTTGAATTGTCATTTTATCTTCGTAACATTTTTTATCTGCATTCCATTTTTTTCTATGTATTGCATATATCTGCCTTGAAAAAGGGTCTAATCCAGTACGCTTACATTGGTTAAGGAATAGTTTTAACTCATCATTTGTTGCTTTTGGAGCAATCTGAGACTTTAAAAGCTGTACTTGCTCAGGTGTAAAATCTATTTCTATGGCCTGTTTTTTATTTACTTTTTGTAGTTGCATATAATGATTTTAATTTTTATGTCTACATTTTTATACTCATTTTTTATTTCGATAATTTTAGTCGGACAACAATTTTTTTAAATAAACCGGACAATGAGAACAAAGCCCGGGTAGGTTGATTCCCTATGGTAAATCTTTATGATTCAAAAGCGGCCTTTTTATGTTATGTTTAATGAAATAAATCTATTCTTGTATCTGGCAATTCTTTTAAGTAAATCAGGTATTTCATCCAAAGCGGTAGCTGCTATAGAATGATTTATATCTAATTCGTGTATAATAGATATTTGTAAAGCCCAGTATTGGGAGATTTTATTATATTTTACATACTCATCCCACGTAAATTGTTCTTTATATGGTATCATTTGTAGATTACCTTCTAAATCAAATCCATCTGCATAATACTTGCATAATATTATCGGAATACCATTCTCACAATGGTAATCGTCAATAAATCCAGCTTTTTTAAGTAGGTAAATGGATTGTTCTACGTTAGCTATTAAAATTTTTTCTTTACCCAAAATTGTATATTTAGCTGTTATGCCTTCTTTATGAATAGCATAATCAATTAGTTTAATCTCTTTTTGGATCTCATCTTTTGTTAAAAGATTTTTCATAGAAAATTGGTTTTATATTGTTAAATAATAAAGACTAACCTAATAAACCATCTTTTGTAATTCCCTTTCTTGATAGTATAAGTTCGGATTCTAATATTATCTTTTCTGCTAATTCTAGGTTTCTTAATTCCTCTATTTTACCACTCATATATTTCCTTATTGTAATAAAATCTACCTTTAATTTTATGGCAATTCTCATTTTATCTTGCTTGTCTAGGTTCTTTTCCAGAAAAACTATTCTTTTTCTTAATGCTTCTTTAAATTCCGTCAATTTCATTTTAAATTTGTTTTATTTTTCCTATAATTTATATTGTGTAAAATACCAGTTAGACCTATGTAATGCTATAAATAACTAATACTACAGCACAAATATACAAATATTTTAAAAATATATAAAAAAATATTTTTTTATATATTTTTAAAATATTTATTTCAATAACCCATACAAAATCTCCTCCCCCACTCTTCATCATTTGCACATAATTATCTTTTCAGCCTCCTCTATTATCTTTTCAACTGTTTCTAAATTTCTAAAATGTTCTATCTTACCACCAGTATATTTTTTAACACTCTCAATGCTTATTTTTAGGTTTATAGCTATTTTCATCTTGTCATAATTGTTCAGTTTGCGGTTTAAATCAACCATTTTATCGAATAAATGCTCTTTAATTTTTTTTATTGTAATGTTCATATAGCTATTATTAGATTTTTAATTGGGGTTGCAATGATATTAATAAAATATTAAACAATAAAAAATATCTTTAAAAAAAACTTAATGCTAATATTTATTAGTAATTTCATTGTTATAGATTTTGTAATCTAAATTTTTAACTATGGTAATGAAAATAAATTATGATAAAAAAGTTAAAATGAATTCTAACTCATTTTTTAGAAGTACTTATAAGAAAAAAATATGCTGTTGTTTATCACAATAAGTCTATTATGTTGTGGTTAGGCTATGTGCATCAATTTCAAAACATTAGACTAAAAGTAGAAGAAATGAAAAAGTAAAATACATACCAATAAAATGTATTCAATATTTAAATAAAAAATAATTACATTCGTATACAAATAAATAATGATGAGACATTATATCATATTAATAGCCTTATCCTTTATTGTTACATCCTGCTCAAAGGACAATAAAAAGTATTGCTGGGAATGCATAATGAAGATGAAGCAGATTTACCCCGTTGAAAAACCTCCAAAAGTTTCAATATTTGAACCTCTTTGCGATAGAACAGAATATGATATTAAGGTATACACACAATATCATACAAAAATAGATACAATTAAAACTTATGTTAATGGCGTTGAACACCCAGAACTTACAACTATATATTATAAAGAATTAACATGTTCTAAAAAGTAATATTTTCAATAAATTAAACTAATTATGAAAAAAAATATATGTACATTATGTTTGCTTACATTAATAGCAAATGTTTTGTTTGGGCAGATACATACAATACCTAAAGTAAACGGTGAATATGAATACAGCTCTGTAATTACACTAGATTCTAGCTATAAAAAAGACAATTTGTATAGAAATGTAAAGTTGTATTTTGTAGATAATTATAAAAGTGCAAAAGATGTAATACAGTATGATGATAAAGAACAGGGAAAAGTTATAGGAAAAGGTTCATTCTATTTAAAGGATTATCAAAGCCTTTTAATTACAGGAATTTCAGAAACAAGAGAAATATACTATTCTACAGAGATAATATGTAAAGATGGAAAATATAAATACAAACTATATGACTTTTCAATTAAAAGAACAATTCAGAGTGGTAATGGTTCTATAGAGTATTCTACAATGACAATAGATGAAGCTTATGAAGCAACAAATAAAGGAATGACAAAAAAAATGGCCATACGATTATATGATAAAATGGTTGATCATTTAAAATCAAGTATTGAATTTTTAAAATTGTACATGTCAAAAAAAGAATCTACAAACAATGATCAGTTTTAAACAATATACCTCTTACATAATTCATAATATCTAATCCTATCTTTGTAACCCACAAATCCTCCATTTATACGTTTAGTAACGGTTTTAAAATCGTTATTAGCGGCTGATTGTATAAGTTTTTTATCTATAGCAAATTCCCAACAGGCAGAGTCTATAGACCAATCATCTCTAAGTATTAATTTCAATAGTTCTTCTATTGTTTTTGGTTTTTCTTCAAAAGCGTATCCACCACCACTTTTTTTAAAGTTAAAATAGCTAAAATAACTTTCTTTACCCGTTATTTGTATAAACCCTCTTCCTCTAAATATCCACCCATCATTTATAATATCATTACCCATTCTACCTCCATATACTTTATTGGCTAGTTTTTGTGGATTATGTTCGTATGGTATAGCTGATTGTATAGTAGGAAAGCGATATGGCCAAACATCATGTATACGTGCAGCCCTATAGTTCATGTTTTCTTCTTTAATAGAAAACTCTCCACTTTCGTGTAATATGGTTGCTAAAAACTCGTGTAGTATATTAGGTTCGCTTATACCATAAACTGGGCATATATTATTTATGGCATCGGTTATAATTACTGATTTCTCTTTGGATAGGGTAGGGGCAACCTTTTTTAATATTTCTGGTGTAATCATGGCTTTTTTATTGTTTTATAAATTATTGTAAATAATGATACTGCTAATGCAATGCCAGCAATAATTAACCAAAATGCATAGTTATTCCCACGTTTATTTTCTGCTTTTATTTGTAAATCTTTTTGAGCAACTGTTGTTTTTATATTAGCATTTTCAATAGATAGCTTTTGAATATCCGATTTTAAAATATCTTCTTGTCTTTTATCGGTAATATAAGCTGTTTTATACACGGTTGTTGGCAATTTTTCTGGTATATCTATATACACATTCCCATCTTCTAATAGTTTAATATGAACGCTGTTTATTATAGTATCTAAATACTTGTATCCGCCTTTTATAAAAATGGTTTTAATAGCATCTTTGCCATGTATAGTATCTATTTTAACATCTATAATTGTATCTGTTACACACGGGTTTAACCATGCCCAAATATGCCCAACACTATCAAATGCTGATTTATTGGTTAATACAATCTGTTTAGCCTTTTCAATTCTCTTTTGGGCACTGCACGAAACTATTAGTATTGAGAGGGCTATTAGTTTTTGTATTTTCATTTTTTAATATTTCATTTGGGTTTTTAACTGTTAGGTTTGACATAAAAACAACTATAAATCCAGCAATAGCAATAGTTTTATTTGAAAAAAATGCAATACTTTCTGGAAGGTGTACGCCTATAAGCTCTAAAAATTCAGGTATTCCGGTTATTAAACTTGCGATTATTCCTAATATTTGAAATACTTTAAAAAATTTAGGTGATTCTAGGGATAGTCTTTTAACTATTTGTAGTAAAAAATCTCCAATTAGTGTTTGTTTCATTTTCTGTCTTGTTTGTTTTGTAATAAAATAAGAATTTTACCTTGGTCTGTTTTTATGTCTTTAATGTCTTGCTTCATATCTATTTTAAATTCTTCTAAATGTTTTAGCCTTTCTTCATGGTTTGTGTACATGGACGATAGCATCATTGCGCCAGTTATTACTGCGATAATGCTTGTAAAAACATATATTACAAAGTGCCATACTTGTATATTTTGTTTCATGTATTTTTTTGCTTTATTTTCATTATTCTCTGTTTTTTTTATACTCTTTGAGAGTGTTAATTCCTGCATATATTATAATTGTTAAATAACATACCCCATAAATTATACCAGCATGTCTATGATTAAGCCAGTATACTAATAAATCAACTATTCTAAATAATAGAAATAATAATATAAGCCATTTCCAAAATCGACTTCTTTTTTTTTCTCTCATATACCATACCAATAAAAATATTATCCATATTAACCCCTCTGCAGTGTCTTTAACATACCATGTTACTGATTGTACTACCTCTTTTTGGGTATACGGATCAATAGGATGCAGTAAAAACCAGCTCTTTTTATTTGGATATGGTGTTTTAAATAGCGTATATACCTCTCCTAATAATAAGGATAGCATTAGTAATATAGAATCCCAATTTTTTTTAATAATTGTTACTACTGCTATATAGGCTCTTAGTATGTGTTTAAATAAAAACATTTTTTTTATTTTATTGTTTTTTATGGCTCTGGTCTATCTTCTGGTGGATCACTATAAACATCAATTTCAAAAGAATTTATATTTAGTATTTCGCCTTCTACAATACCATCTTTTGTTTTTATAATTAAAATACCTTTCAATATATCCCAAATATATTCACTCTTTTTTAATGGGTAATCTGAAAATTCACTTATTATTTCAATAATTTCATGCCCAATAAGTTTTGGAAGTGTTATAACAAACTCGTTTTTTTTTGTTGCTACATAAGTTGTATTAATTATTTTTTTTTGTTGCATTTTTTTTGTTTTTATATTTAAAAAAAAGTATATACTACTACTAATCCGCTGCCGCCATTTCCACCTGCGCCACTATTTGCTCCATTTATGGATGCCCCTCCGCCGCCGCCTCCACCTCCATATAACCCTCCATTTCCACCATTTCCGCCATCTATAAAGTAGCTTCCACAGGCACCACCTGCGCCTCCACCACCTGTAAAGTGTACATTTGAACCTGCTGAATATCCATCCCCACCATCCCCGCCTGTAGAAATTCCCCCGATTGCAGTGGTATTATCACCATAGTAAACTAATAATCCACCATTTCCACCGTTTGTAGGAGCGGATGCTACGTAACTTCCTCCACTTCCTCCACCTGATCCGCCTAATATGCTTTGTATTCCATTTTCGCCTGCAAAATAGCCAGCATTTGCACCAGAACCGCCATAGTGTTGACCATTTCCGCCATTTCCACCAAGTTGAAATGAATTTCCGCCTAATCCTTTTAATCCACCTGTTGCAGATGCGTATGATCCAAAGCTTGAATTGCCTCCATCTGTTCCATCATTTCCTATTGTATTGTTAACTGTTACGGAAGCACCTCCATTACCCCCTACACCAACAATTATATCAACAGTTGATGGCAAACCCTCTGCTGATAGTGTTATTTCAGTTCTTCCACCGCCACCGCCCCCAGAGCCTGCTGATATGTTTGCCCCTCCGCCTCTTTCGCCACTTCCGCCACCGCCACCGCCAGCATAAATAATAACTTGTATTTTTTTTGCTCCCATTGGTTTTTCCCATGTTGCATTAGCTGTAAATGCTTGTACTATTGAAGATTCTTTAAATGCCATATTTGTTGTTTTTTTTTGGTTATTAATTTTATTCAACATTCCAGTATGTTCCGTCGTTTATTAGCATATAGGCCGATCCTGGTGTTATGGTAATGGTGTTTACTAATGATGTGTAATAGATTTCGTTGCCGCCTGTATTGCTATTGAGTGTTATAGAAGCTGATCCTCTATTTTTTATATAAAATCTAACATTTTTATGTGTTGATATGGGCGGCAATGTCCATGTAGTTGCAGTTCCTGAAAATATATAGTCTGTATAGCTAATGGTTAAATCTAGTGTAGCGGCATTGGATACTATTGTTTTATTGAATAAATATTTTTGCGCCATAGTGCTGTCTATCAATCTTTCCCATCTGTTTCCTGTATGTACCATTAAAAATGTGTCTGTAGCACCAATATATAGTTGTAAATCACCTGCTGTGGTGTTGTTTGTGTTTCTTGTACGGGTTGTGCTTACGGGTACTTTAAAGTTTTTATCTACTATAATGCGTTGGTGTTTTTGTCCGTAGTTGTTAATAGGTGTGTATGTTTGTGCGTTAACACCACATATAGTGCAGAATATAATAAGTAGGAATAGTATTTGTTTTTTCATAAAGTATTAAAAATTATTTTGTGTTTGCTGTTTTTTGTTTCATAAAATGTTTATAATAAATTTGTTTAACTATATTTTTTAATCAAGTGGGAATGAAAAATTAAAATAAACATCAACACTTATTGATGCAAATATTGGTTGTACTAAAATTCTAAAATCTCCAGATGAAGTAATATCAGTTAAGCCCATTCTAAAATTTGATCCGTCATTAACACAAAATGGAATTGCTTGAGCAAAAGTTGGCCTAAATCCAATTGGTAAACTAAAGACATTATCAAAACTACCATTCCAAGTTTTTTTTATAACCCCATTAACATAAAGTCTATTTTTTGACGAATCTTTCCTAAAATATAAATTATCAAATGACCCTAATCCTTGATTTACCCATCCACTCAGAAAAACTGGCTCTCCGACTGTCCCTATATAATGTTTAATTCCCATCCCTATTTCAACATTCCCATCAACAAAATACCATCTAGTACCTTTTTTATTAATGGTTAAATATTCGCCCATCTTTAGCACAATCTGGTTTACCTCTGCTCCATTAAAATATATTAATTCGCCTATGGCTGCTTTTATGGTTGTTTCTGTTTGTAATCCAAAATTGTTTACAAAATGAAATAGTTTAAGGCTTGGCATATTTGCTAGTAAATCTAATGTAAGGGTTAGGTTAGCGCCAGGGCTTTGAACATCCATCATTTTGTTTGCATACGTTGCATCTATTGTTCGGCTTGTATTTACTAATACAATATCTGTAAATAACTCTACCCTTGCAGCCGGAAAGTTTGCGGGGTTTACTAATATAATGGGTCTAAATTTTATAAAATAAGTGTCTCCGTCATTAAATAATGCTGTCCCTGTTAGTTTAAACCCAAAGGTTACACCCGGATCTGTGTTGTTTGTATATTCGTCATCTTTTAGTTGCCCAACGCCTCTTTGTTCTACCCAATAGTCTGTTTTGGCTACTTTTCCTGCGTATTGCGGAAATTCTACTGTTCCGTTGTAATGGTTAATGGCTGGTGTAATTTTATCGGTTGGCGCAACGCCTACGTTTAATTCTATAGGCAAGTCGCAATAAACGCTTTTTACAGTTGGTTGTATAAGCGAATCGGATAGTTGTGTGCCTAATACCATACCTACTACTTCGTATAGTCTAAACCAATGAGATACATCGTTTAACCCTGTAAAAACAATTTGTTGTGATACGTTGTGGGGTAAAGGAATGTCTATAGTTTGTACTGGTACGTTTGGTGCGGACGTTTCGTACACGATAGCCCTTAAAGGGTTTGGGTTTGTATTGGCTGCTATGGTTATTTGTTTGTCCATTGTTATTTTATTTTTAATGTTACTGCATCTGTTGTAAGCCCTGCTGTGTCTCCAAATAATACGGGTTCGTCAAATAGTATAGATATTACATCACTACCTGTTGGTAAATCGTTGCTAAATGTTACGCCATTATTTGCTTTTGCTTCTCTTACTTCTATTGTCCATCCTGCCATTGGGTAAAGTTTGTCTCCATTACGAGACATTTTACTGCCATCTGAGCGTACAAATTCTTTTCCATCTAGTAATACAGTGCTACAACCAAAAATTCTATTTATTTTGTCTGCTACCCAGTCTGGCACACCATATCCATCGCCTATAACTAGTTCAAATGACCTAAATGCTGTTGCTGAAAGGCTAACCAAGTTTGCTGTTTGATCTTCAAATACAACACTATTTACACTTGGCTTAAAATCTGTAAGTATGGCTTCGCATCTAAAGGTGAATGTTTCTCCATTTTGGAATATAGACCCATAAAAGTTTTTTCTATGGTTGTATTTAAATAGTATGGAGTTTGGTATGTTAACATCAACATATATAGGTTCGCTAATCAGTTTCATTTGTCCAGCACCGCTGCCTACTAATACTTTTACATAATAGTAGCCTGTAGGTACGCCTGTTAGGTCTATGGTGCAACCATAAGCTATTTTTGGAATGTTATAGAAGCTATTAATTATAGGCGTTGCCGTTCCTGTTACAATAATTTGTTCTTCGCAATTAATTAATCTTGCTTGTACTACTCCAAAATCGCTAATAACTTGAAAATAAATTTTATCGTTTGTTTGAAATTTTTGATAGTATTTTTTTTCTTCCTGAAAATCGTATATCTGTTCTGCAAACAATGATTCATCAAAATGAGCAATATGGTATTTATCTGACAAACCATAGTTTTGTTGAACCAGTTTAATATCATTTAGGTAGGGTAGGTATACTTTATTACTAGCCATGTATCAATTTGTTTATATTGTTATCTGCACTTAGTAATAGCGTCCATTGTTGTTCTACATCTGTGCTTGGTTTTTGGCTGCAAGCAATTACCCAACCTTTGTATGTATCTCCATTGTATGTAAATTGGAATAACCCCGTGCTGTTTGATTGCATAATATCCACTAAATTTTCTGGCACTATTGTTTCAAATTTTGCTGTTATAGGTATAAAGTAATTAGGTTCTAAGTCACTAATGATTACATCTGCATTTTCTTGTATGGTTACGCCCCCTTGTACTGTTTTCAGTAAAGGATTTTTATCTGTGGTTTGAAAGGTTATTTCTTCTGTGGTTAATGGCCACATCATGCCTCTTATCCAAGCGCCATGTTTATTGAATATTCTTTTAGGCGATAAATCAATATTAAATGCGCTTATTGGGTCTATTAATCCTGTTATGGATGTAAAGGCTGGCCTTCTTAGTTTATAGTTTTCTATGCCATCAGCATCTGTAAAATCATATTCTACATCTAGCATGAATACATCGTTGTCGCTGTTGTTGTCTGTTGTAGTTTTATTATTTAAGTTTTTACGCGTAAACTCAATTCCGTACATATCTGCTCTGTATGGTGCAGTGAGGTCATATAATTTATTAACTCTTGTAATTGGAGCTTTAAATTCGCTTGTATTGTTAAATTCATCTCTTCCGTTTAAGTCGTCATAATCTTGGTTAGCGTATCCAAGTTTTATGGAATTGGCTAATAGGGGTTCATAAAAATCAAATTTTGCATCTTTAATTTCACCCAAATCGTATAATAATGTGTTATTATAGGCTGTTTTTTTAGCTTCTATAATAAATTTTTTGTTGTTTATTGATCCTGCTATTTCTAAGTTTCTATTAAATGATGTAAAAAAGTCTTTAAAGTTTGTTTTTAGAATAGCATCTTGAATGCCTCTTATAGCGTCTCCGCAAGTAATAGCAATAGTTGTGTTTTTAAGTATGTTGGATTCTAAACTATGTGTATTATCAGCTATTTTTTTTATTAATTCATTGCCTACTACTAATGCTTTTTTTGCTTTTATGGTTGTTTTATGAAACTTTGTGACTGTTTTTATATCTAAAAGTGTGTTATAAAAATACACTCTTGCTTCATCACCAATAGTAGCAGGGCCACCTATAACACCTCTTAAATAAACCCATTCATTTGGTGATAGTGAAAATGGTTTATTATAAGTTATTTTATAATTCCCTGCAACATATAACGCACTATTTAAAATGGGAATTTTAACTCCACCGTTCTTTTCTAACCATAATTCAATAGATACAAGATCTACAGGAGGCACCATTCTACCTGTGTCTACATTAAAATTAATTTCCCCAATTATATTAAAATTATAAGTATTTGTTGTACCTACATTTTTCATAATCCATAAATCATCTTTAGTATTTGTCCACCCTGATAAACGTATATCTAAAAATGGTGAATTAGAAGTTACTAAGTCTTCACTTTCTCCTTCTGTATTTGCAAATAAACACCCTAAAGTAAAATCTCCAAAATGTGTAGGATCTGGCTTAGTATAGAACGTAGTATATATACCGTTATTTATTGTATAATGAAATACGCTTGCAAACCCTAATCCATCCATCTTAACCTTAATAAAGTCTTTATTTAATGCTATTTCTTGATTAACATTTTCATAAGCCTTTACATATTTAGATAACCCACCTTCTATTACATTAACTTTAAAAACATCTATGCTATCCTCAAATTTTGAAAAGTCTATCTCCCCTGTATAGAATAAATCGTATTGACCAGTATCATAATTCAAACGATTGATGACTAGATTTACAACGTCTTCCATCCCATATACATATAATCTGCTTCTAAGTATTTGAGCTCCATCAAATACAAATTGTAGTGGTATGGTGTAGCTTCTAAATATGCCATAATAGGTTTCGTTACGAGCATAGTTTACTAGTTGATCTTTCCAACCGTCTGGCGAGTATTGTAATGGGGTAGGAGTGGGCGTTATTTTTACTATGTTGTTATCTATATAGTAAAATAAGCCTGCCTTATTTGTTAAAGAGTATGTAAATTCTTTTTGATTCATTAACTATTTATATATGTATTAATATATTTTGTCCATCCGTTTACACCCTGATAGCTTGTTTCTACACCTTTCCATGTATTGGTAATATGTGCAACTGGCTTGCTTTTTATAGCAGAAACAGTTTGTTCCATTAAATTTTCTAGTTTTTCTATTTGTATTTGCTGCTGAGAGTTATTTACATTGTACTCTATAGGTTTTAATGAGTTGTATAAAGCGGTTTCTCGTGCTTTTTGTAACATTAACTCATTGTTTGGTGTAACTTTTGTATGTGCCGGCAAATAGGTAATTGTAGGCACATCTGGCGTTAAGAATTTTTTACCTTCTTTTGTTTCTATTTGTTCTACACCGTCTTCCCCAACAATTGCAAATCCTGCTTTGCCACTGTCTTTTGTTCCTTTTGCAAATTTTGGTAATGGTTGTGCTAATACGGTTGCTAATTGTACTGCACCTATGGCAGCTATTATGCTAGCTAAAATTACATTAGGTAGTGCAGTTGCTACGGCAACTGCTGTTTTGGCTATTATTTGACCTATATTGAATGCTCTTTCAAACTTTGCCCTTTCTAAGTCTATTTTTCTTTGTCTACGCTCTAATTCTTCTTTTTGTGCTTGAGCTCTTGCATTTATAATGGCTATTTTATTGGCCTTTTCTTGTGCTGAAATACCCTCTGCATTTACAGCTTCAATTTCTTTTGTTTTTTGTTCTTCTCTTGAATTTATTTGGTCTTGAATCTCGTTTTTTTCTCTGTCATAACCGGCTAGTACAGCTGTTTCAAACAGTTTAGCGACTTCATTAAATAGTTCTACACTTTTATTTTGTATCTCTTTACGTTTAGCTGCTTTTTTTTCTTCATTTTCTATAAAGTGTTTAGTTGTTAAATCACTAAACATCATTTCTAAATCTGCTTGTTGTTTTAGTAATTCTGATACATCTATACCTTTACCTTTTAAATTATCTATAAGGGCTTTGTTGTTTTCAATTTGGTTGCTTAGGCTTAGTTCTTCATAATTACTTTCAATCTTAGCTTTTTGTTCATTGTATTGTTGGATGTTAATTGACTTTTCTTGTAAAGCCTTGTTTAAATTTTGTATATCTAACTTATACGCTATTGCATTTTGTTCAGCTTGTTTTAAAAAAACATCGTTAGTGTTTGTTGTTATGATGTCTTTTCTTTTATTGTTAGGAGTATCTATCTCTTTTCTAAGTTCCTCCATTATAACCTTTTCATCCGCAGCATTCTTTTTGATAATGCCAATTCTTTCTTGTCCAGCCTCAAACTCTAAAGCATTAAGTTTTCTTCTGGCATCGCCATTAATTTTTTGTATTTCTCCTGCTGTTAATTTTGGTACATTAAGTAGATATGCGTGTTCATCTTCAATAAGCTTTTTTTGCTCTTTTTGATAATTTTCCAACCCTACTAACCTTAAATAGTAATTATTGTTTTCGTTGTCAGCTATAGCTTTAAATACTTTAATTCTTTCTTCTGCTTCAGCTTTTAAATCATCAAATAATGCTTTAGCATTTTTGCTGGCTATATCTTCAGTCTTTTTAGCATTTGATTTATCATCTTTGTTTACATTAGGAACTTTTCCTGGATCACCACCTAATACAGCCAGTTGATTATTTAATTTATTAATATAATTATTGTATGGTGCTAGGTTTTTTTGATATACCCTTTCTCTTTCTGAAAACTCTTTATTAATATCTTTTTCTTGTTGATCTAACTTAGCAATTACATTTTTATTGTAATTTTTACCAAGTTCAGGGTTTATTAAAGCAGGATTAGAAAATGTTGCTCTTTGAGCTTCTATTTTAGAAAGTTTATCTTGTTTTTCTATTTGAAGTTCTACTAAAGCTACTTGGTCTTTAGATGAAGCAGATATTGCTGCTTTTATTTGTGATGATAATAATAAAGCTTGTGTATACTTTGTATAAGATGTAGTTAATTTTCCTGTTAAATCATCCTCTGTTTTTATATTTCCAAAATAATTAGGAGAAGCGTCATTTAACTCTTTTATTAATTGCTTTTTTCTTTCTTTACTAGTATTTTCATTTTGAGCTTCCCTAACTAATGCTTGCACCTTACTTAATTCTTCTACATAGTTTTTTGCTGCCTCTGCATTTACTTCATTCAATTTCTTTTGCCTATCTGAAACGCTACCTATCACATCTTTTAATTTTTCAAATACATATACTGCACCTGAAATAACAGCCAAAACAGCACCTATTCCAAGTGCTTTCATAGCAAAACCTAACCTACTAGTAGCAGCTGCGCCTGCATTTGTAGCAACAGCATTGGCTGCTTGAGCTTCTGTTTGTGCTATAGTTAGTTTTGTTTCTTGACCCCTTAAAAAGTTTATTACCTTACTAAAAACGCTGTCTTTGTTTTTTAGCTCATTTTGTATGGCTTGCAAACCATTTAAAATGGTCATGGCTGCTTGTAGTTTTACAAATGTTTTTTGCAGTTCTTCGTTTTCATCTCCAAATAATGCGGCTGCTCCCTGTGCTACGCTAAATGCACCTGTAATACCCTGTGCGGCACCTATTAATCTATCTAACCCTTTTGTGTCTGAAGAGGCTAGTTTTATACTGTCTTTTATATCTCTTATATTATCTACACCTTTACCAACTTCAGTTCTAAATTTTTGAAACTGTTCTGAGTTTATATCAAATGCAAGCCCTAGTTTTGTTGCCGCTTCTTGAAACGCTCTGGATTCTTGCCTTGTTGATGTAAATTCTTTTGATATGCCTTCTAAAACTTGCTCTAGTAATACTCCTTGTTTGCTTAGTGATTCAAATGCTTTTCCGCTAAGTGCAGGGTCTTGTAGTTTTTGTTTAATTTCATTTAGCTCTGTTACTAACACATTAAATGCTCCGCCAAATGCACCTTTAAAACTTTTGTTTATGGAGTTTGTATAATCCCCAACATTTCTTTGAAAGTTACCTATGCTTGCATCTGCACTTTTTATTGCAGGGTCTAAAGCGTCTATAGCTGATTTAAGGTTTTTTCCAAATGGCGATGCTTTTTCTTCATCTGTTAGTGTTCTATACTCTTCTCTTAATCTTCCTATCCTTATTCCTGCTTGATCCATACTTCCTACTACGGCTATATTTTCTTTAGCAAATTGTTTTTGTGCTTGTGTTAATTGTGCTGTTTGAACTTTTAATTCTTGTTCATTCTGTATTAGAAATACCATTTTTTCTGAATACTGGTCTAATGTTATCCTTCCTGCTTCTAGCTCTTTTTTTAGCTCTTTTTGTTCTTTTTTATTCTTTTCTAGTTCTATTTTTTGTTCTGCTAATACTTTTGCACCGGCATCCAATGTGCTGTTAATTTTTTTAACCGCATCGTCTGTATCTTTTATTGCTTTTTTTAGGCTAACCGTTTCTGATATTACTGCTTTTTGTGCTGCTTCTTGTTTAACATAGTTGTCTTTTAATTGTTCTCCTGTTTTTATGAGTTCATTTTGTGCGTCTACTGTACTATATAATGCTTTCTCAAATTCTATAACTCCTTTTGCTGATTTGAATGCAGCATCAAAGTTTTTTGCATTAGTAATCGCTTGTTCAAGTTTTTGAACAAGTATATCCATCTCTTTTGATAGGTTTTTAACCTCATCAAAAGCGTCTTTAGATATTATATTGGTTACTAATTTCTCGGCCATTTTTTAGCTTCTTTACCTTGTGCATTAATATTGTCTTCTAATTTTTTTGCATATTCTTTAACTCTATTCATCATTTTTGCAAATCGTGCAACTGTTAAATGGTGTGGTTGTACTTCATATTTATAGTGTTCCGATAGGCTTATGAGCATCATATCGAACTGGTCTATAGGTTTTTCTTTTGTTTTGCTTTGGCTATCTTTTTTTTGTAGGTATTCTAGGTCTTTTTCTCTATTGCTAATTTGTATTAATAGTGTTTTTGCTGTATTGTATACTGCATTTAAGTCTGCTTTATAAGATTGTACATCATTATGATTGAATGCATAGTTGTAACCCATTTTCTTTAATTCTATAATCAATAATGGGTATGGTCTTTGTGATAGCAGGGAAACAAACATTTCAATACGTTGAAATTTCATTTTCCACATATTTATGTCTCTTATGGCTTTGTATATTTCTGTGCTGTTATCGTCATTAATTAATGATGTATACTCTGCGTATATATATTGCCAAGTTTCTTGTAGTATTTCATTTGAAGGCTCTCCTTCAATAATCAACAACCTTAAATCACCTTCTACTATAATTTGAATAAACCGATCTAACATGAGCTGGTTGCAGTTTTTGTACAACTTTATATTTGATGTTTTGTCATTTATACCCTCATGTTTTTGTTCAAATATTTTCATTTCATTTGTAGTTGTGTTGTTTCTTCTATATATGTTTTTAACGCAGGGAAAAATGTTTCTTTTATATATGCTTGGTTGTTTGCTTCATTAAGCCAATAAATAGCATCACCATATTTTTGTTCTATTTTTTTCCCAATACTTTCTTTACTTTCTATAATTATTTTTTCCCCTTTGACATTTATTTTTATACTATTATGGTAAAATCCATTTATATATAAATTTGGTGTACCTGATTTTCTTTTGCTGTTTGGCGTTATTTTGTCTTTCCAATTTGAATATCTCTGCGCTGCTTCTTTTGTTTTAAAATATGGATCGTTTAAATAGGATGGAGTTATTTCGTTCCCATCTTCTTTAATGCCTTCCATTAATTGTTGTTTGTTTTTAATAAGTATCTGTTCTTTAGTATTGTCAATAATAACAGACACTTCTTTCTCTATATGTAGAGCAAGATTTTTAATTCTTTCTGCAACATCTATTATTGTATTCATATATAAAGTAGGAGTGTAAACACTCCTACTATTTATGTGTTTATAATGATTCTTTTTTGCCTATTTTTTCTTTCTTATACTTTGTAATTTTTGTATCAGGCTGTGTATTTATATGTTCATCAACCTCTACTTTATTTGCAGTTTCCCAAACTTTTTTAAGGTTATTTTCCCTTTCATCTTCCGCTAATTCTTTGAAAAGATGTTTAAAGTGTTCTAAAAACTGCTTATAAGTTTTAGTTTTTGCCCATTCTATATTAAAATTTACTCCGTATATAGTTATATTATTCATATTTTACACTGTTTGTGTTAATATATTTGCCCCTTCGTATCCTACCATTAATATCGGTGCTGCTGCTAATATTGCTGCGGTGTTTAATTCAATAGTAAGTTTTGAAGCAACGGCTGGATAATCTGGATCTGCTGTGTCTAATGTAAGTTCTATGGTTTTGTTTGCTGGAACTGCTGTCGCTGCTGTAATAGTTATTCCGTTTTTTGTAGTAGCATTTTTAGAAATCCATGCTGTAATATTGGCTAAATTTGTACCATATACATCATAAATATTGTCTCCACCGCAAGAGTTTGTTACCATAATTTCTATTTTACCCGCAGCTAGTGTTATTGTTTCTTTAATAACAAGATTTAATAAGCCTTTTACAGTATCAAATATGTCAAACTCACTTTTAGTTTGTACAAATCCTATTTCTTCATTTAAGTATTTAGGTTCTATTTCTATGTTTAATTTGTATGAAGCTGCTTGAGAACTTGTTGCAATGCCATAAGGGAAAGCATAAAATAGGTTAAGTGGTATGGCCATTAGATTGTCTCCAACTTTTGTTCCTATTAATACTCCATTTGAATCTACTAAAAAAGCAGCCCATTTTATAGAATTAAAGTTTCTTAGTTGATTGCTTAAACATAATCCACCGTCTAGGTATGATGCTTCAAAGGAGTATTTACCTTCTTTTAATAGTACTTTTCGTCCAAAACCTAATGTTTGGTATGACGGTTGTTCTGTATTATCTTTTATATCTACAAAATTTAAAACTGGATATATTCTATTTGCTCTTGTAGCAAGTGTAGATGTCTGTAATTTAGATAATAGGGTACTAGCTATTTCCGCTTTTGTTAATGTATATCCAATGGGTGTTAGAATAATACCATTTATAACTGATAAGTCCATATAACATGCTGGTACGCCTGTATTTCCTTTTAATAGACCGCCGCATGTAACTTTGTTTAACTCTGCCATAATTTTTATTTTTTAAATTTTAAAATTGTTTTTATTAATATGTTTTTCTAGTTAGATAAAGTGCTCTTATATAACAATTTGAAGATGAAGTTGTTACAAACTTTATTCTTGCATATAAGTTACTCCAATCAATTAATTTCCATGATCCTATAACTTTTGCATCATTAGAAATTGCTATTGTATCATAACTAATAGGGTAGTAGTTTACCCCATCTAAACTACCTTCTAGTGTAGCAGTACCAGAAGACATTATACCTGTAGCATCTATTACAAAAGCTATTTGAAGTGTTTTTTGTAAATTTTTAATCATAGGTGTATATAAGTAACTTACAATAGATGTTCCACCAGGTATTGTATCTATTGTATATCCATTTTGTGATAGTAAAGACTCTTGTGCTTTTAAAGAAACTGTTGTTATACATACAGCTACTATTATTGTAATAATTTTTTTCATGTTCAACAAATTTTTAAATGTGTTTTTAGTATTAAATTTCTAATTTCTATTCCATCTAGTATATCATCTAATATAAACCCATCATTACCATAAGAACCAACTCTTCCCCAATTTGGCCTATCTATTTGTTCGTGATCTATTACTTTATCACTATACAAATGAAATTTTCCTGCTTTTTTTATTTGGTTAAGAAATTCAAAGTAAATAGGGTATAATATTGGTTTAAATACTTTTTCCATCCTTGTTTCGTTATTTGCATCTGGTTTTGTATGATATAATATCATAAATTGAAGATTAGCTTCTCCATAAAAACCTAATTGATTAGAACCTTTTTTTATAGAGAAGTCTTGAAAAAGAGCAATCAAAGGGTATCTATTATATTGTTCAGTATTAGAATTGCCCTTTTCTATTAATCTTCTTTGTATTTCATTATAGTGACCATATAAATAATGAACTCCTGTTATAGTAGATTTTGGTATTGCTTGTAGTTGTGGAAGCAATTTTGTAGATACTGCTTTAACAATATCTTCAAAAATATCTACTATATATACTGGATTTACCACTATAAATTCATATTATTTATTAACTTATAATTTTCTTCAAAACAATATGCCTTTTGCCATTCAGGATATATACTCTTTTTTTCTTCTAAAAAATCGTATAGTTCGTATATCCATATAATCATTTTATTCCAAGCAGCAACTTGTTTGTTTATTGGGCTTACTCTATGTGCATTATCTGTTTTGTTAAATACTTCTCCTATGCCTGCTGTTGTTGTTGTTGTATTTATTGAAATATGGAAATACACGTAGTAGGCTATAAGTGAATATTTATTTGAACCAATAATATTTTTTAACCCTTTCCACTTTTTATGCTCGCCTGATTTTGTTATATATAATGCTCCATTTGTTAAGTCTACAAACCTTTGTATTAATGGATTGTCTAAATATTCTTGGTATAGCTTCAACCCCAATAAATCGAGTAATAGTTCTATTTCATATTCATTAATAAACATCATTACATTTTCAGATACAGCTATATTGTCTATATTTGGTATGTTTATGCTGGAATGAAAGTATGTTTGGTCTATTAACGGCATATTTTGATATTTATGCTAAAACAGCTATTTTTCTTTTTATTAGGTGTATGGCATCATTACCAGATATTTCATATACAACATCTTTTTTTAGGTGTTTTGTATCTGCAAGTGCTTTAACTTTTACAACACTTGCTGGGTTTATTTCAGGTACTTTTACTTCTGCTTTATGATCGTCTGTATTATGTAATATTTGATCTTCAGGTATTTTTACCTCGTTTAAAACCTCACCTTGATGATCTTTTATTGATTTTTTTGCCATTTTGTTTAATATTTATGGTTATTATGGTGTTTCAAGTGCAGCAGCGGCTGTTGTAAATGAACCTTTAACAAAAGCAAATGTGTCGTGTGTTTTTATACGTCCGCATCCGTTAAGCTCAGCTCTAATGGTAACATGGTTGGTAAGGAATTGATCGTTTATATACGCCATTTCTATATTAACTCCATTTACTATATTAAATAGATATCGTTTCATATCTCCAACCAAAAATTCGTCGTATGATAAAAACTTACTAGAGTATACAGGTATGCCTTTTATAATTGTTCCATTTTCTGTTGCAAATGTTGGGAATTGGTATGCATATGTTGATGTTTTTTGTAAGTCCATAGATGTTGCTCTCTCATGTGATATTACTATTGCTGTTGGCATGTATCCTCCTGATGTAACATCTGTAACATCTCCCATCATTACTTGACCTACTGCTACACGTAGCACATCAAATACATTTGCACCATCTATTTTACCAGCTAACCCACCTGCTGAAAATAGTTTTGCTAGTAACCAAATGGAATTAATAGAAGGTGCTACACCTGTACCTGTTCTTAGTATTGTGTTATCTAGTTTGTTATATAGTTTTCTTAACAATTCATCGTTAATTTCTTGTTCTAGCATAGGCATATTTGAAAGTGCCTGTTTTGTAACTATTGTTGCTGCTGCAATAAATTGTGATGTTGTTTCTCCTACTGTATATGTCCAATCTACTATTGGTTTTGATGCTCCTTCTGCTGTAAATGCTGGTGATCCTTCTTTTGGAACTCTATTTACCCAACTAAGTGGATTGCTTCCTGGGCCTCCATTCATTACAGATATTAGCTTAAAAACGAACCTTTCTGCTTCGTTTATAACGCCTATTTCAGATTCTCTAAAACCTCTAATTACACCTGATCCAAAGTTTGATGTTGTAATTGATGTTGCTGCTTTAAACTTTATAGATTCTACTTCTCTATTGTTCATTTTGCCAATCAATCCTAAATTGTCTTTTAAAGACTTAGATATTTGATCTTCAAAACTCATTTTTTTTGTTTCTACAGACATGTTTTTGAACTTTTCAACCTCTGTACCTAACATTAATAGTGTTGAATCGTATTCTTTTTTTAATGATTCAAATTGTTCTGTAGAAGCTTTTTCTTTTGTTGCTTCTGTTATTTTTTTTTCAAATTGTGTTTGTGCTGATTGTATTTCATGTGTGATACTTTTTCTAGTATCTTCTTTTAAGTCAGCCAAAGCAATTTTCAGTTGCTCATTTATTTCACTCATGCTAAAAGATTTTAAAATTTTTAATAATATTTATTGTTTCCTCATTCGGCTGTATTGATAAAGTGGATGTTTCCGGCTTTTCGTCAATAAGTGAACGTAATTGTTCAAGATGTTTTTCCATTTTTATGGCTCTTTCATCTGTATAATTTCCTTTTTTTAGGGCTATTTCTAGCCAGTTTATAGCGTCATCTATAGCTTTTATAGATTTGATGCCTAACATGGGTGTTTCGCTATTTGCACCCCAATTTGTTAGTGTAGAGTATTCCCACCATTTCCATTCTAGTACTACTTTTTGATTGTTTTCATCTCTTTTAACGGCTTGTACCATTACAGAGTGTTCTAATGATTTTCCGTATTGTGCATATAGTTTATAGTCTTCATATACATCTCTTGAAACTTCTTTTTGAAGGTTTAATTGCCCACGTACCTTTAAATATTTTGTTGTTTCTTGAGCTTCTATAGGAACACCTAATAAAATTTTATTATCATGGTTTAAAAACCAACGTACACGGCTAAAGCTTTCTTTTATTGTTTTTGTGTAGCTTTTTTCTGCTGATATGTCACCATCTGCATCTTCATTACCAAAAGCATTAGCAGCAACTGTTACTATTCCTTTTTCGTCCAAATCGTCTACAAATGAGTTTTTACAAACTTTAATTACTTTTTGTTCCATCTTCTACAGGTTTTTCTATTTGGTTATTTTGGTTTTGATTCATTGGTTTATTATCTATGGTTAGTTTATAAGCGTCTTGTTCGCTTAAACCAAAAACACTTATTAAAGTATTTCTTTTAACATTTTGTGATATATTTTGATCTGACAATACCATTATTAAAGCCTGTGTCCCACCTACACCTAATTTTATAGCTAAAGGGTCTGGGTTTTTACCATCTGTTACATAAACATCTCCTTCATTAACCTCAGATGATCCAATTTGTACCAACATTTCATTTTTTGTTATATGACCTTTTTCGTATAGTGTTGTGTATGTTTCAGTTATTAGTTTTTGTGTTTCTGCATTTAGTTTTTGGTCTTGTTGTAAAGCCTCTACATGGTCAAATCGAACCCGTATTTTTAATCCTAATTCTTTTAACCCTAAAAAGCTGGTTAGTTGCGTTGCTATAGCTTCAGCTTGCGGTATGGCAACGTCTGCATATAGTTTTCTTTCGTCTGTAAATCCATTATTAAAGGTTACGCCTTCTTTTGTAGGTATTAATGATCTTGGAACGCCTAAAATGCTGTATATAGCAGCAGTGTCTGCAAATGTTTCTTCAAAAGGCATTAGCTCTTGTATACTCATTCCAAATCGAACAAAATCAATAGGAATGGATGTTATGGCAACTGTATCTCTATTATTAGTTACTCCAAAATCATTATTGAATTCGTCTCTTAATTCTTTTTTATCTTTTGCAGTTAATGCAACTGTTCCAGAAGCATCCGTATTTTTATTTACAATAGCACCTAATGCACCTCGTTTATTATATATTGCGTTCCTAGCTTTATAAACTGCAATAAGGTTGCTTATAGGATATTCAGCAGCTTTTAAAGGAGATATGCCCTTTAGTGTATTGCAATCAATGTCTATATACCCTTCATGTAATACGTACTCTGGATATATATATTGTTCATAGTCTTCAATCTTTACTACGTAGTATTCAACAAAATCTTGTATTTGAGTTGTATAGTAGTATTTTGTTCTATTTGCTTTTATTTTTGCTTCTGTATGTTGTGGTGGCAGCAACCAAATGGATACAATGTTTTCAAATTTATTTTTAAACCCTTCCGGTATATATTTATAGAAATAGTAGTTTCCGGTTAAATTTTTATATACTACTGTGTTATAAATAAATTTGTTAAATGATTGTTTCCAATTAGGGTTTGATTTTATTTTATTCCATTGATTATTGTTTGTTACAACATCTTCCGTACCTTCTTTTACTAACTCCCAAATACCCTTTGTTACACGGTCTGCAATAGCATTTATTGGAGCAAATATTTCTGGAACCTCTTCAAAGAGCTTAATCATGTTTTTTTCTGAATATTCCCCATCAAAACATGATATAAAATCACCATTATCTATATTGGATAATGTATATATATGATTGCCTGCGCTATCTTTTTTATAACGTGCCTTATTGCCCCATCCTATACTAAAATTGAATCCCACTAAACTGTTTTACCGTTTTTAATGTATTGGAATAGCTTTTCTGCCTCATTTATATAATAGTTAGCAGACATGGTGCATATATCGTCTTCTACTACTTTTAAGCATTTAAACCTTATTGCAGCGTCTGACACTTCGTTTATTTCACCTATAACATCAACTATTTCTTTTAATTCTGCTTTTAACATTTCTACTTGTTCAAATACTTCTGGCGATACCGCTTTGTCTATTTCTATATTTTCCATCTTTTAAATTTTTATTGTATAACCAAAAAAAAACGCCAGTATTACCATTTTATTGGTAACGCTGGCGCTCTACATCTTTTGGCGCTCTAAAATTTTACGAGAAAATTATCTACGTATTATGTTTATTGTATTATTATTTACTCTTATTATTTTCTCATCCTTACATTTTATATTTCTACACTTTATTTCTACTTCTCCATAAGATCGACAAAGAAGCCTACCACATTTATTACATCTTATATCTTTCAATATTTTGGTGTTAGTCATACTATATTGATAGTACAAATGTATTTAATTATTATACAATATACCTAATATAATTTATCAACAACATGTTAATAAAGTATATGTAATTCAATTAGTTATAAATATTATATAATGTTTTACTTTAAGTAAAATATTGTACATTTGTTTTTAAATTTAAGTTGTTGTTTTCTTATGAAAACATATTACACTTTTAAGCTAAAATTTTAAAAAGGGGATTTTATTCTTAAAGTGTAATAAAATAGCCTGTTGTAATGAGCAGGCTATTTTAATATACTTAACTATTTTACTAACCCTGCCACAAATGCCTTAAATTTCTAATGCAGTATTCAGCTAACATAACTAAAGCGTCTGCTCCATCATCATGTTTATTGCCACCTTCTCTTAAATAGGTAGTTACATTATTAATAAAAGCCATATATTCTCTACTTGTATTGTAATCTTCTCTAAAGTATACATTATGCTTTATCCAAGCTGATTGTGTAAATATTCTTGTTTCTTTATTTGTTGTTGTTTTTACTATTCTTACATTACATTCAGGCATACGTTCACTAATTAATGCCCTTACATTTTTACCGGCTAACACCCATCCTGAGTTTCCTTCTATTTGAACATAATTAGCCTTGCAGTTAAATGCTAATTCTACAGACGCTGGTATATTTATGTCCGTTCCATAATTATTGAATATAACATCCGTAATAAATACCTTATTCCCTATTATAACTGCTTGTAATGCTGCGTAAAAGTCACCGCCAGTGTCTGCAGGGTCTATAAATATTGATGTATGTTCTATGTTTTCTGCCTTAATATCTTTAATATTGAATGTTTTAAGCTCTCTTAATGGGAATAGGAGGCCTTTGTTTTCAATAGGTTCTTGCATGTATTCGGCCATCCATATTGTTTCATCTATGCCTGCACTTTTGTTATTGCCATCTCTAAGTTCTAAGTAATATTTAGTGCTATTTACATCTTCGCAAAAAGATTTACAATTTTTATCTAATGCTGGTATGGTTATTTGATTATCAATACGTCCACCATCAATAGCTCTTCCAATAATATCTCTTTTGCTCCATCTTGTTCCTATAAAAATTTCTGGACAATTTTTTTCTTTACGTGAATCGTGTGCGGATTCTTTCCATCTAACTACACTTTCATTGTATGTTCCGGTAATAGCATCGTCTAAATTTCTGTATAGGTCATCTGTAATGGCTATATTCGCACCAAATCCTATAATAGTACCGCCAACACCAGAACCGAAATAGGCTACTTGTTTTGATGTTATTAAATTCCATCCATCTATATTTTGCTTATCATCTGCTAGTTGAATATACGGAAATGCTTGTTTGTACTTTTTTGATCTTACAATATTGCGTGTATCATAACTAAATTTTCTAAATAAAGTAGCAGTGCATGTATTTCTCATTACGGATAATTCTGGAAATTTTGCAAGCCACCATGCACAAAATAATGATGTTATGTATGATTTTCCTGCTCTAGGTGGCATAGAAACTGATATTTTTATGGCTATGCCTTTGTTATATTTATCGTATAAATCCTGAAATGCTTCTGCTACTTGGTGTAAAAATGTGCGTTTAATAAAAAACGCTTCATCATACCACAAACAAAAATCCCAGAACGAGTAGAAGGCAAGGCGGCGTTTTATGGATTGGTCTATTAGGGTTAGTTTTGCTAGCATAGGGTTTAATTACTCAGTCTTTATTCTTTCCATAAATTTAAAAAAATCTTCAAAAGAAACTTTTAATTTATGCTCTTTAGTCTTATTTTTTTTTACCATTTTTATTATTTCTTTTCCTTTCTCTCCTATAATAACAAATCCATCATTATATACTCCACTAGCAAGTTTTGGTAATTTTTTGTTTTTTTTATGTAGTTTCATTTATTTTGCTAATCTTTCTTTTTCTTCGATACGCTATTTTCATAAATATATTTTGAAACTTTAAATATTTTAATAGGTTCTAATTTATTATCTGGGAGTAGTCCTACAATCCTAATATTGTATTCTTCATTAACAATATCATATTGACTAGATATTTCTATAGTTTTATAATCTTTATTCTTAATATTATTAATGCTTTTATTAAGTAAATTGTATAACTTACTTCTTCTTCTTTGTAGTTTCATGAGTATTTTTTACAATAGCTAATGTTGTAATACACTCTACCTCCATTTTATCATTTGGAAGTATTTACTTAACATTAACAACATATTCTTCATCAATTATTTCTAATTGCTTTATTAGATCTTCTTTAGTGAAATCCTGATATTTTTATTTCATAACTTTTGTAATTTTTTAAGATATAGTGGTTTTAGTAATCCAAAATGTACTTTATCAAGAATAATTCTATCTCTTTGCCTTAAGGTAAGGTTTCCTTCAATTACATGTTCTGAATTTATATAAAGATCGCTTATTGGTTTAAATTCAATTACAACACCTCTCCACTTTAATTTTCCTTTAGTAATTTCTCCTTTTATTACTGGCTTAACTTCTGACATTATAAAAGGTTCTACATATTCCATCAGCTTCTTATTAAAAAATAGTACCATATCATTTATAATCTTATATTCAAGATCATGATTGCATTTTACATATTTTTCTGCTGATATATTAATACAAGTTGATTTATCGTTCATAATTTACTTTTAGTTCTTCGCCTTTTAAGGCGTATATTAGGTTTTGAAGTTGGTGTAGATAATCAATTCTTATCTCAGTAATTTCATCTAAATAATCTGCTTTCCGATTGTAACAAAGACTTACATAAGGGCTTTCTTTAGAATAATATAATATAGAACACCAAGATATTTTATAAACCAATGTTTTTGCATCTGTCATTTCAAACCCGCACCACTTTTCAAGTATTTCGGTGGTTAGTTCTATAGGGTTTGCAAACTTGCAAAATTTATCTATATAATTAAAATGTTTTTTATCTACTTTTATTATTTCTCCAGTTATGTAGAAATAATAATTTCCAAAACGCAATTCTCTTACATCAATCATAAGTATTTTTTTTAATTAAATATGTTTTTATATTATGTATAGATTAATTTAAAATTTTATTGCGTAAATCCAATTGTTATCTGCAAGCGGGGTTGTAGTGCTTTTAATGAACATTTGTGATAGAACTTTTTTTAATTTTTTCCCCACGCTCTTTTAAAAATAAATAAGATTGGAGCTTGCAATCTT